TACCTGCCGTAGATGGTTCACAACTAACTAATTTACCTGCCTCAACACCCAATGATGCTAGACTATTTTGTGGTAAAGTAAATTTACTTAATTATGGTGCAAATTCTTTTACTATATCTTTACCTACAGGAACTTCAGCATCATCCGTAAGAGCTTATGAAATTTATTTTTATGGTTTATCGGCTACAGGTGAAGCAGACCATAACTTTAGATTTAAACCTTATAATGGTGGCTCATCTGTTTTATCTGGTAATAACTGGGATGGTATTGTTCATCAAGTTTATGGATTAGGTGGTAGCAATACAAACACAGCTCAAGACATGGATGTTTGGAGTTCATATTTATCACCTATAAGTTGGGGCAGTGAAAATGTTTTAAGTCATAGTGAACCTGTACAAACAGATACAGGCAATGGTTATTCGCCAAGAATGAATGGTAAAATTACTTATGAAAATAATATTAAGAACGCAGGATATGTTTATCAAAGTTATGGTCTATTTTCAACTGGTGGTGGTGATGAAAAATTTATGATGGAAACAGGAATAACAGGTTCACAGAACACTAACACAGTTACAAATTATGCTGATGCTTTTTATTTTTATTTAGGAACAGGAAATTTTGCATCAGGTGTTGTTTCTGTTTACGCAGTTTTATAGGAGTTAATTATGGCAAAAGAACAAGTTTTTGATGGAACATTAAATAAATATGTAGAAATTGAGGTAGATAATCAAGAAAATCCTAATGCTTTAAATAATAAAAAGAAAAATAAAAGAAATAAAAGAAACACAATGTTATTAGAAACTGATTGGGCGTTAGCTTCAGATAGCCCCTTAACAGATGAACAAAAGACCGAAGCTACAACATATAGACAAGCATTAAGAGATTTACCTGCTGATGCAAATTTTCCTAACAATGCTTTTCCTACAAAGCCAAGTTTTTTATAAGGAATAATTATGCCTAAACCAACAACAGCAACTGTAAACCAAAAAATTGATGACCATGTTGACGCTTGTTCTGATAGGTATGAGGCAATAGATAGACGATTATATAGAATAGAAGCAATAATGATTGGTGCAAGTGCATCAACAATAGGCTTATTATTAAAAATAGCGTTTATTTAAAATGTCAACAAGAGTGGGTTTGCAAGGAGAACTATTAGCAAGTTCTGTTTTGCAAGGCTATGGCATAAATAATGATATTGTTTCTAAAGTTGGTTACGATCTACTTGCATGGTTGCAAACAAAACCAATAAGAATACAAGTAAAAGCAACACAAAGACCTCATTATGATAAAGGCAAAAGTGTTGCACGATATAATTTTCAAACAAATTTTGGTGGACAAAAAACACCAATATCTAAAGTACAATGTGATGTATTAGCATTAGTGGCATTAGATAAGCGTTTAATTTACTTTATGTTACCAGATAACTTAAAATCTACAAAAAAAATATATGAAGAACAAATGACACTTGATAACGAAAGAGTGACATTTGCAGAGGTTTTTGATACTTTAAGAAAAGTTGGTACTTGTTTATAGGATTTAACATGGCACAAAAAAATATAAGAATGACAACAGGCAAAGGCGGTAATTATAGACCAACTAAATCTGGTGCTGGTATGACACGAAAAGGTATTCGTGCTTATCGCAGAGCAAATCCAAAATCAAAATTAAAGGGTGCTGTAACAGGAAAAGTAAAGAAGGGTAGCAAAGCAGCTAAAAGAAGAAAATCTTATTGTGCGAGGTCATTAGGGCAGTTAAAACGCAGTTCTGCAAAGACCAGAAACAACCCTAACTCTCGTATTCGTCAAGCAAGGCGTAGATGGAAATGTTAAGGAGTTAAACATGAAAAAATCAAAACCATTAAAACCATTAACACAAAGACAAAAAGACACTTTAAAAAGACACAGTAAACATCATACAAGTAAACACATGACGCTTATGCGTAGTTTAATGCGTAAAGGTCATACTTTTACAAAAGCACATAAAGAAGCTATGAAAAAAGTTGGCAAATAAGGAGGATTAAATGTCATTATATAGAAACATTAATAGAAGAAAAAAAGCTGGAACAAGTCGTTCTAAGAAAAAATCAACTATATCTGCAAAGGCTTATGCAAATATGAAAGCTGGTTTTCCAAACAGCAAAAAAAATAAAGCCAAAAGAAAACGTAAATCTAAAAAATAAAGGAGAAAGATATGTCACCAATGGGAAAAGGAACTTATGGTTCTAAAAAAGGCAGACCATCAAAAAAGAAAACAAAAAAGATGGGTTCTAAAAAGAAAAAAAGAACTAGAATGAGCTATTAATGATTAGTTTACTTGGCAGCCTCTTAGGTTTTGGAACTTCTTTCTTGCCAAGCGTTTTAGGTTTTTTTGAAAAGAAAGCTAAATTTAAACAAGACCTACTTATGCTTGAGGCAAAAGCAAAATATGCCGAACAAATGTCTAAGTATAAGATACAAGAGCTAGACGCAGAAGCCGACATAGCCGAAGCAAAAGCTATTTATGCTCATGCCGAGCAACTTTCTAAAAATAATTCCTCTAAATTTATAGGTGCATTACAGGCATCAGTACGCCCAGTTATAACGTATTTGTTGTTCTCTGTATTTGCTTTTGTTAAAGTTACACAAGTTTATATAGCAATACAGCAAGGTGATGACCCATTAGAAGGTGTAGTAGCTGCATGGGATATTGAAACGCAAAGTATGTTTTCTGCGATTATAGCATTTTGGTTTGGTAATCGTATGTTAAAAAGAAATGGATCATAAGGTATTTTGCAAACTAATAGTAAAAACTGGAACATCAAAAACAGAACTTATGCAAAATTGTGGCGTTTCTAAAATAGCTATAAATGGCATGATAAAAGGTACAGTTCCTGTATCAAACAGTGTTGAACATTATCTTGTAAAAAAAACAAACACATGATAAAATTTCTTTTAAAAATAAAGGGATAAAGAATGAATATATTTACAAAATTATCATTAGGTAGCTTTAGTGTTGCAATAACAATTTTATTATCAACATTTCTATTAATTGGTTGTAGTTCTTCAAGACTATTTTTAAACGCAGATGTTCCAAAAGGTCAAGATATAGAAATTACAATTACCACTGAAAAATCAAAAACTAATTAATAATGACAACACCACAGGTTTGTCACTTAAAACAGTGTTTGACTGATGATGAAATAAATAAAATTTTTGAATTAACAAAAAAGTTACCTGAACAAGATGGTGGTCTTTCAGGTGGTGACAATAAATCCTACAGAAATGTTAGCGTAAAGGCTTTTGACGCAGATGACAAAAATCTTGAATTTGTAGCTAGTATTGTTAGTGAATTTGCTAGTACAGTTAATAATAAATATTGGGGTTTTGACATAAAAGGTTTTGCAGAACCTTTACAAATGTTAACTTATGGTATTAGCGGCAAATATGATTATCACATGGATATAAATTGGCAAAGTCTTAACACTATGTTACCTAATAGAAAAATTACAACTATTATACAATTAAGCGATACAAAAGATTATCAAGGTGGCGATTTAAGACTTGATGTTGATAATGAAGATGATTTTGTTATACCAAGAGATAAAGGCGATATAGTCTGTTTTCCCAGTTTTCTAATGCACAAAGTATGTCCTCTTACACTAGGCACTCGACACTCTATTGTGTCTTGGCTGTCAGGCGACTCTTGGAAATAATTTTATTAAAAAAGTTTTAATTGTTTTCTGTGTTCTTTAAGTCTTTCTATTGCGGCATCAAAGTATTCTTTATTAATTTCACAAGCTGTTAAATCATATCCTAATTTATCACAAGCAATAGCAATACTTCCAGAACCTAAATGTGTATCTAATATCTTATCACCTTTTTCTGCATAGTTTTCTAATATCCATTGGTATAGCTTTACAGGTTTTTGAGTTGGGTGAAATCTATTGCTGTCTTGAGGTGCAATTTCTATCCATTTTGCATTAAGATTAAATGATGACCAAGCATATTCACACATAGCCATAGTAAATTTTTCACTAATAGTTAATTTACGCCAAATTAAAAAATGCCTGTTAGGAGGTAAACCAAAATAATTTCCACCCCATATTATTTGATTTTTACTAACCCTAAATAATTCTTTGAAATATTCATCATTTGGTGCAATATCCCAATCAATTATTTCTTTTTTATATTTTGAAGCCCAAGTACCACCTGTTCTATTTGTTTTATATTTATCAAATCTGCCGCCAAATCTATTACCATTTTCTAGTTCTGTATCACCTGCTCCACCATAAGGAGGGTCAACTATTGCTAAATCAAAATAATTATCTTTGTACCTAGCCATCAAATACATATTATCTTCACAAGTAATTTTCATGTTTTATCTTTTACAATCCTCATAAACAGATTGATACTTACTAATTAATTCTGGTTCTCTTTTTTGTATTTCTCGTATGCCATGAATAACACTTGTATGATCTTTGTCATACTTATTGCCAATCTCAACTAAACTTAATATTGAGTTTGTTTTTAATAAATTAAATATTAACCATCTAGCTATCGACAGTTCTTTTACCCTTCTGCGTGATATTAAATCAATAGACGACACATTAAAATCATCACATATCTTTTTAATCGTCTTATCTAAACAATCTTTATTTTTTAATTTTATCATTTTCTTCAATAGCTCTATCTATATAAAATTTAGCCTTCTGTAAATCTTGTTCAAAATTACCTTTTTTAGTGCATCTCCAAACATACTTACTGACATTACCAAGACAATAAGCAATAAAAACTTTTGCTCCAAGCATGGCTCGTATGGAGTCTAAAGCCTCTAACTTATCGCCTTGATAATGAGGTGGATTATTAATTAAATCATCTTCCATTTAAAAAGGTATATTATCATTTGGCTCAACGTTTGACGGAGCAGCATCTTGCGTTTCATTTGTTCCGTGCATTTTAAGTGAATTAACTTTTACCTTTATAGTGGCGTTAGCATTACCATCTTTTTTAACATAAGCGTTAATACCAGATAATTCACCAAATATAGTAACTGGTTTACCTTTAGTTAAAAAACTAGATAGACTTTCACCTAGCTTACCCCATAAAGCACAATCATTATAAACAACTGTGTCTTTGTTAATATTAGAAGCAACTGTAAAATTTAATACAGATGTTTCTCCAACTTTTTTTAATTCTGGGTCGTTGGCAAGATTACCAGTAGTGTTGTATGAGTTCATAATATTCTCCTTTTGTTGTTAAACTCTTTCATTTAATTCAGTTCTTTTACTTGCATAAATTTTTCTTACATAATCTGCATGATTTGAATTATTTATCTTTGTTGCATTATTTTTTCCCCAAACCTCTAACTCATCTAAAGTTTTTATATTATCAATAGCAAATCTGTAACCTTCTTTTTCCATTTCTTCTAAATGGTCATTTTCATCTGTTAATTTATTACTTTCATCTGTAAGAATTTCTAAATTAGATTTTTTTTCTATTGTTTCATGTGAAACATCATCAGGTGGTAAATCTTCGCCTTTGTATATAAACAAGCCATAACCAAACATACCTAAACATTTTACAAGACCTCGCTGAAAAGCGGTATTAATTTGAAAAGCATTGGGTTGTGGAATAGGTTTGTTTTTATAATCTAGTATAGGAAATTCCTCTGTAAGAGTTCTGCCTTCTATAGTAATAGAAACTGACACAAAACCATCTATATCACTTAATTTTTTAGTAAAAGTAACATCTGGATAAGCTCTACTTACATGATCCCAAGCAGTAGCCCATGATATATAATTAAACTGACCTTTTTTTTCTATATCTTTTTTATTAATTTTTATGGTGTTTAATGTTTCAAACACTGTATTTTTAGTCATCTTTATCTCCATCTTTTATTTTTGTCATAGTTTTCATGTGGTTATCTTTGCCTACAGCTTTCCATTTACCGCCCCAAACTTCTTGCATTCTTTTTTCTCTTTCACGCCAATGTTTTTCCCAAGAAAATTCACCATATTTATCTAATAATTGTTGAACAACAACGTGAAATTTTTTATTCTTGTCCATCTGGTTTCCTGTACCAACTTTTAGTTTCTTGGCAATACCATGAGTTTTTAATCCTTTTTGGTCTATGACTATATCTTTTGCCTTTAGCGTTTTTTCTGCCATCTATTAATCTTTTTGCCAACTTTATCTCCATTAAATTATAATTTCGTTCCCATATTTTTGACTTTACATTAATTGTCATTACACTTCTTCTACCTCTGCTGTCATTGGCATGTGTGTAATTAAATGTTTTGCTTTCATTGGCGGCATATCCCAGTAATCTTCTTTTGCCATTTCTAATGCTTGTTCTGGTTTCCAAGCTGTAAATTTTTTCTGAATAGTAATAGTTTGTTTTACAGTAACATTATATTTTTTTGGTTTTACTACTTTAGCCATAATTCTTTTGCCTTATCTTCTAGTTCTTTACCTATATTCCAATAGAAATCAGTTTCAAAATCAGGTATATCTAAAACATTTATAGGATTGTCTATCATTAGTAATGATTGTCTAATTTTTGCTTTTTTTATCATTGATCTAGAATATATCTCCATATTATCAAATGACATTTCTTGACAATTTTCAGGGTGAAAAACTTGAGCTTTGTTTTTATTACCAACAATAATAATAGGATAATATTCTCTGTTCATAGCTTCCCAATATATAGTAATTTGTTCTAAATATGTTATGCGTGGTAAGACAGGAATAGAGGCAACGGAAAAGCCTCTACTCCCATCTTTTTTTACAGCACCCAATCTTGGTTGAAGCGTTTTGTACTCTATTATAGTTTTTGGATTATTAACTAACATATCGGCATATCCAATAATAGGTACAACCAATTCTTTTGGTTGCCATAAAATTTGTTGTTCAAAATTGCCTTCTAAAAATGTTTTATGACTTGTTTCTTTATAATTATCTCTACGTCTTTCTTTTAATACATCAATAGTAGCGTCTAGCATATTTTGTGCTGTTTTCGGTGAGTGTTCCTTACAACCTTGTATTTTTAGCTCATCATTTTCATCTACAGGTATATGCTCGTCTATACGATTACCTATTTCATCAAAAATTAAATCTATTGTTTCTTGGTCATATTCAAATGTATTAGGATTTACATTTTGCAAAGATAAATCTAATGCGTCATGTATTGCATTTCCAGATGTAGCAGCAACACCAAACTCTATTTTTTTTCTTTCTTCAGCTGTAAGTTTAACATATTTAAACCACCATAAATTTAATGGTATGTTTAGCTGCGAGGCAGAAAAATGTTTTATATCATGTTGTTCTAATCTATCTTTAAGTTCCATTTTATTCCTTTTCCCCATTATACCGATTTATTCACATAGGTCAATTATATTTATTCATTAAGACATTCTGTATCTTCGTAAACAAATTCTGACTCATTAGTTCTTTTACGTCTAGTGCCACAGCTAATAGACAAATCAATAGACATAAAATTTACATTGTTATTGTTAATATAGTGAAAAGACATTATACAAATAATACTTACAACATTAAGTAATATGTTCTTCCACTCGTTTTTAATATTAATAAAAACAAGTCCTCCCTGTTAATAACAAGGACTATTTTTTTGATTTTATTAAATAAAAAAAGCTAGATTTTACGATTTTTTTGTGGTTGCCAAACTATGTCGAAATTTAGCATTTGACATTATTATCTTTTTGTGATACAATAGGTTTTAAACAATGGAGAAAATTATGCAAGAAAATAAAAAAATTAGACTTACTTTTAATTTAGATAAAGTTTCTAATGGAGAGATTAATAAAAAGAAGGGTGATTTAGTAGATGAGAAACTTTTTGAAATATTAAAAGAATTTAATAAAAGTATAGATATAAAATATATACGTTCTACAGATAAAGAAATTGATTTATTAAATAGAAATAAATCAATTTACAATAGACAGTTAAAATCAAAAATATCTAGATTGATAATAGATTATATGTTTGAAAGGCAAAGGGCTAAAGGGATTGGAATAGGTGAAATTCCATATGGTTTTAAAGATTAGTGTGTTAGCCACCTAATAATGGGTTGCGGCTATTGTCGGTAGCCTTTTCTAGCTTCGATACCTTTTCTTCAAGTATGGCTATCTTTGTTTCTAGTGGCGAGACATCAACAGATGTTATCTCAACAGCTTCTAAGTTATCTAAACGATTATTTATTTCACTTGTAGCTACTGCAAAACTCCAGAAGCCACCACCAACAGCACCAATTACACCAATTACTGCTAAATACTTTTGTAGATTATCCATTAAATTTTTCATTAGTATCTCCTAAATAAATCTAAATTCTGACTGCTCACCATTTTATTCATTGCAATAGATGAGGCTTCTGTCATTGATATATGTGCATTAATATTATCACTTAAAACAACATTTGTATATATTTGATAAGGTTCGTAAAAAGCAACGTCTGGAATACTCATTGCAGAATAATTATCCCAACCTTGTTTGTAATTCATCAAAGCGATTAAACTAGATTGTCCTTGCACATCATACTCACCACTTTCATTTTGGTTTTCTTCTATTTCTTCTTGCAAACTTTCCATGTTACTTTGGATTACACTAGCAACAACTTGGTCTGCCTCTGATAATGTCATAATCTCACTTGTAAAAGATTGTATTTCATTAGTAATACTATCAGTCGTTACAGTTTGAACTTGTACGATAGCAACTCCCATTGCGTCATTACCAATAGGATTGACTTCAATAGTTTGGATAGACTGCAAAGCGTTTTGTCTTTGTGTTTGCTCGGCAGCGATTTGATTGCTTATGCCAGATTGCGAAAAATCACTTGAGCCAGATACAGTGTTGTTTTGTGATTGTGATAAACTATTAGACTGGCTTATTATAGAAGATGTTAAATTACTTATATAATTATTAGTCGATACAATATTTCTACGAACATTGTTTTGTCTTTCTTCTGGCTCGTTTATTTCTTCTATTTCATCTAATTGTTCTTCAACAACTTCTTCATACACTTCTTCTAAAACCATTTCTTCAAGTTCTTCTTCTAATTCTTCATATATTTCTTCAGGCATTTCTTCTAGCTCTAAAACTTCTGCGATTTCAATATAATTATCTTCTGGATATATGTCTGGTAATAAATCTAATGTTGGTAAATCAAGTATATCTAATGGTGTTTCAGTTTCATCACCGATAATGTCAATAACATCAACATAATCAGTTTCAATAAAAATATTGTTTTCAATTTCTAATTCTTCTTCTATGTCAAATGATATATAATCTTCATTTATATCAATAATATAAATATCTGTTTCTAAGCCTTCACCTGTTTCATAGTTTATTGTGTCAAAGCCTAAATATATATCATCATCAATGTCGTCAAAGGCAGAATACCCATGATCCTCTGTATCATTGCCTAATAAATTATCTATAAAATCTAATATATCATCTTCTTCACTATTTGAACCTAAGTCATATACATCACATAAGGCACTAAAATTAGAATTTGTTAAACATTCTGTGGATAAGTTAGAGTAAGACTCATCAATACCTGTGGATAAAGACCATTCATCTGTTCTATTATAAGTTTTTGTATTGTTATCTTCGTATCGTAAATAAGTTACAGCTTCGTCATTACCTTGTAAACCTATGGTAATATCGTGATTTGCAACATTAATTTTTTTATAGCGAAATTCTATTATGTTTGTACTTTCATATAATATAGCTTCAAAAGAACTTAAATTATTGTTTCTATATTCATTAACATTGTACCAACCTGCAACCCAATATTTTGAGCCAGAGCTACCAAATGTCTGAACGTAGGGCGAACCATTATTATTATTTTTATCAATAAAATCAGACCATAACGGAAATATAGTGTTGTCGTACCCAGAAGCAGGTATAACTTCTGATAAATAATTTCTTCTTCCAGTAATATTAAAATTTTGATTAAATGTTACAAAACCATTCATTGCAACTCTAACTTGATTATATGTGTTGCCATAATATGTAAAATCAAAACCTAAATTTTGGGAAGATGAAACAACATCATCACCAAGATTAAGAGCTGTACCAGTTTGTGATATATCAATAATAGGATCTGTGCCAACAGTAAAAGTAGGGTCAGAAGCATTAACTGAATAACTAAATAGTAATAAAAATATTAGTCTAAACACAACTTATGACTTTTATATTTACGACAAAAATCTTTTTTCTTATATGCCTTTACATCTAAATTTTTGTATTCTTTTTTTATATCTTCCCAATCAGGTCTGTCCTGTGGATTTTGCTCCCAACCAATACGAGCTTCTTCACCAATTAAACCTTTATATGGGCAGTAGCTGCCAGCTTGCATCATCGCCAAGAAAACTCTTTTATCCTGACAGAGTAATGATACTGACGCAACTTGTAAACCATTGGCAGCTAATTCACGACTTAACAATACTCTTTGACAATTTTCATCAACAACACTTGAACCTTTTGCTACACCAAATAAATTTGTTTGAATACTTGCTGAACTACCTGAAACGCACACTAACTGGCTATATGAATTTATTGATGGTGCAATAGCTGAACTAACCTGTCCTTTAATACGTTGTGTAACTACCTGACGAGAATTGCTGTTACTGCTGCTTTGGTTAATATTAGTATTCTGATTAACGGAAGAATTAATATTTTCGTTTTTTGTTTCAACACTAGATACAGAATTGCTAACGCTATTATTATTATTAGTATTGACCGAGGTATTTGTTTGATTGACTATAGAATTAACAGACTGGTCTATGTTTGATGTTACAGTGCTGACTGACGTGTTGTTATTAGTATTAGTGCTAACAGACGTGTTATTATTTGTATTTGTTGATGTTGATGTATTCGTTGACGTTTGATTTATGGTCGTGTTGTTCGTGTTAGTGTTGTTTGAAACGTTTGTATTTTGATTATAATTAGTGTTTGTTGAGTTTACTGTTGAATTTGTGGTTGTGTTATTTGTTATGTTCTGATCTTCAGCAAAGGCTAATCCTATGACACCAAATATTGCCAAGCCCAATATTGTATATGCTCTCAATGTTTCTTTTAACATGACGTGATTTTCTATGATTTTAAAACCTAAAGCAAGATGTTTAGAGGGGGATAAAGTTATCCCCCTCATAATAAAATTATGCAGGTCTTATTAAAGTATCAGTATTTAATTTATGATTTTTATTAAAAATTCTTTTTCCATCTAAAGAAGTTTTTAAACCATATAAATTTTTATTTTTAGTAATTTTTGTCAATTCAAATAATGCCTTACCCTTACCATGTTGATTAGCACCATGCTCAATGATAAATTTATCACCAATATAAACATCAAACTCAACACCTTTTAATTCTGTACTTGCAAAAGTAATTTTTTCTATTCTATTTTTCATAATTTTCTCCGTTGTTAAAAATCTATTGTATCAAAAAAAGATAATAATGTCAAGTTGTGATATTGTTTGACATTTTTTTAGAACAGAATTATCTTAAAAAGAAATTATTAATGAGGAAAAAATGAAAAAAACACAAACAAAAAAGGTTAGCAAGAAAAGAACCAGAGCAAAGGATAATAAAGGTAGATTTGTTCCTGACGATAAATCTACTCCATATAATGAAGCCTATGGTGAAAAACCTGCACCAAAAAATAATATATTTGGCATTATTCTTGCCGTTTTATTAATTGCAGCAGTTTTATTTTTAGGGGTTAATTAATGAATATTATTTCTGAGAAATTAGAAAAAAAAGAAATGACACCAAGGACGCTAGCTGAAGCAATAGGTGAAAAACATATCAATAATATTTACAGAATTATTGCAGGTAAACAAATACCCAGACAAGATAAAATGGAAAAAATTTGTAAATTATTAGACTTAGAGCCAAATGATTTTTACCCATTTATGAGGCAATAGTATGAATGGACGTATCTACGAAGATAAAGAAGATTTAGAAAACGAAGAACGTCTTATACAAATAGCTAACTTAAAATGGAATTGTGCAAGTAAAAAAGAGTCTATAGCCAATGTTATAGACTATTCTATGTGGCGTAATGGTATTTTACTAGGTTGGGTAGAAATTAGAGTAAGAAATGCAAAATCTACTGATTACCCAACTATCATTTGCAGCTTGAACAAAGCAGAAACTTGCATAAGACGAAGAAAAAATTTTGGTAAACCTGTTATTTTTCTTGTTAAATGGAAAGGTGATAACAAAATAGGTTGGATTGATTTTAAAGATGTTGACTACAAAGATGAAAAAACATTATGGTATCAACCTATAAATTATCGAAATGATAAAAGGGATATTGGAACAGTAGTACAGATACCAATTAATAAATTTCACTGGATCGAAGATGCTTTATAATGGATAAAAACAAAGAATTACCATTTTATAATGTACCAACTGCTGAGATGGTGAACATACAGCATGACGTTGGTGTTGTTATAGCAAAAGATCTTTATATATTATTTTTAGAGCTATGGCGTAGAAATTGCGAACCTATTGAAGTTAATATTGCTAAGAAAAAACTAAAAATTAATGTAAAAAATTTACAAAAAACATCAGAAAATTACAATTTTTATGTAAGTTTTGAACAAAAAAACGATAAATTTTACATAAAAAGTGAATTTATTTTACAATTTTATGAAAAAGGACTGCGAAAAAAACAAACAAGAGAAACATGGAACGAAAAGAAGAAAATGCAAAGAAAACAATCATTTATGAACAAATATGACGATAAATTTAAATAGCCAGTTAATAATCATTCTTAACTATGGCGATTTTTTTGGTCTGACTATGTAGTCTCTGTAATTTAATTTAACTTAATTTAATTTAATATAAATAAAACACTAAGGAAAAAAAATGAAACAAAAAAAAAGAAAGAAAGATATTTTAGAACAAGGAATAAAAGATACAAAAGAATTATTTGATAATTTACCTAAGGCTACTACTGCTGAGACAAAAAGATTAATAATTGAAGAATGTTTTTTAGATAGAGTAATTGATAATTATGGTAAACGTACGTGGAAAATTAACGATAAAAAATCTTATGTCGAATTTTCTATTGATTGTATATTAAAAAACTTACCAATTACATTACAAAAGCCAACTGAAAAAGAATTAATAGATTATTGCAACGATTATTTTCGTTTCTTTATAAATAATTACGAAGGTCAATATATGCCAAATGGTATATTTACATTTAAATCAATGCAGCTAGCCTATAATCAAACATTAAAAACTAATCCAAATTGTTTAAAAAGTTTAACATTTAAAGGTGCTAATAGTCATATAAAAATAACTGATAAAGAAATTAATTTACTAAAAAAATATTTACCATCAGAAACAGAGCAAAAAGAAGTGATCCATACTTTATTTTATATTGCCTCTAATAATGGTAAAAAAATATTTGGTTTAGGAAGAAAAGATTATATATTTAACCAGATAAAAAACATTACTGGTTTACAATTTGAGAGTAATTGATGAGCGATATTATACCAACGAAAGAAACGTTACAAAAAAATAATTATCAATATCAAGAAACAGCAAAAGCAGGTGTATTTGTATTAAGAAATGTTAATTCTGATTTATTAGAAAGATATTTCTACAGAAAAAACATATCTAGCGAACAGTATTCAGCAGGTAAAAATTATGTTCAGAATTATGTATTAGGACATTCTCACCCATCAATTATATCTAGTGCATATCAAGAGAGGTCTAGGACTGGTGCAAATATAGTTATAAATGATGTCATTTTAACAAATAAAAAAAAATATGAGACAGCTAGAATAAATATTCCATATAAATTAGTTAAATTTTTTGAGTATGCTGTATTAGACGATATGCCACTAAAAGACGCCAATAAAAAAACCTTACGATTGAAAAATAAAAAAGAGCCTTTTGAAAAATTTAAAGAAATATTAGATATATTAGCCTATCATTACGGATTTATACGATAAGTTTATAATTCTTTTAAAATTAATTCAATATTATCTTTTAATTGCCATTCATCACAATATTTATTATCTTCATTAGTATCTAAAATAATTCTTATTTCATCTATGATATATTGTTTTATAGTATTTTCTTTTTTAGACATCACTTTTCTTTTAAACCACCTTTAAATTTAACGTCATAATCAACAATGCCATCAATATTATTGATAAAACTTTCTTCAATTAAATTACATGCTTGTTGATAATTATCAGCTGTAACAGTTTTTTCGTAAGTAATGGTCATTTTTATTTTAAATTCCATTATTCTTCTCCTCTTTTATGTAAGCATTAATAGAAAGTAAATCTTTGCAAACACTATCATTATCAACTAATACCTCTGAAGTTTGCTCTGTTAATCCGTCAACATTTTCTATAATATCTATTAAAATTGTTGCATTAGGGTTAAACTCCAATTCTTTTATTGAATATTCCAATTCATCAATTAATTCTTGTATTGTCATTATTCTTCTCCCTCTAATAATTCTAAATCTGATTTATGATAAACTAAGGAAGGTTCACAACCTTCTTCTTGCCAACTATCGTCATCATCTAATACAACAACTTTATTACCAACATCATGCCTAATAATTGTTCCTATGATTTCTTGGTCAATTACTTTCACTCTATCTCCTATATCCATTATTTTTCTCCAATTTTTTTTTAAGTAACTATAGTAACAAATTCTTTAAGTTTATCTTGTTGCACTTCATCAACTTCAAGCCATTCATCTGCGTAAATGGGTATATCATTTTCATAATCACATATAACAAGTTTATTTTGCACTTGAATATCAATAATAGCTTTAGGGTTACACTCCTGTAATATTTTTATTAACTCTTTAACTCTCATTATTCTGCTCCATTTTTTATAATTCTAACTTACTATATCCAAAGCCTATAAAATATGTCTGTATAGGCTTTAAAATCGTTTTAAAAGGGTATTTATATAACATAAACAAGTATAAATAGACTTGTTAATACAAATACCAATTCTGTAATCTGTAATTTTGTCATTTGTTACACTCCTATAAATTGAAAATACAAATAAATTGAAAATAGTACGATAAATAAATATTGATATAATTCAGAATTAGTCATTATGTTAATTTCCAATGATTTTCTAAATATGCTTCATGAGTGTAAATATTATTATCTTCTAATAATTTAACATAATCTTCTAAATCACCTTTAAATTTATCTAATGCTGTTTTAAAATCGTAATCCATATATCTCATTTTGTATGACATAACTTCTTCTTCATTATTATTTTCGATATATCCAAAAAGAGTAAAAGAGCCGTCATGATGCTTTTCTACTCCACCTGCTGTATACCAATTTAATTTTTTATTTTTCATTTTTAACACTCCATTTTTGTTAGTTATATATATTTATTATCATTTAAAGAAAGTAATGGCAAGTAAAAAATATCAAAAAAAGAAAAAAATATATTTGACATAAATATAATATTATCTTATAAGGATAATATATTAACTAACTAATGAGGTAAATAAAATGATAGATACTTTAGACCAATGGAAATTTGTAAGCGAATTTCAAAAGATTAGACCTAACAATTTTAGCCGTGAGGCTCTTTTTGTTATGTTTGATTTTTTTGAAGAAATTGACCCTAATATGGAATTTGACCCAGTAGGTATTTCTTGTGATTTTCAAGAATTCGAAAATTTTAATGATTTTAAATCAGATTGGGGTTCTGATATTGAAACAATGGAAGAATTAGAACAACACACTACTGTATTAAAAATTCCAGAAACTGAAAAATTCGTAATACAAGCATTTTAAATTAAATACATAATAATAATTAAAGGGTTATTTATTAGCCCTTTTTTTATGCAATTAAATAATTATATTGATTAAATAAATAAATGTACTATTAATTATATCAATAAGTTATGAATAAATAAAAGGTGAAAACATGGCAGAACCAGACAACGCAACGCCAAAAATAGAAAATGTACCAGTTAAAAAAAAGCGTGGGCGACCTGTTGGCTCAAAAAACCAAATAAATCCATTTAAAAGGAAGGCTGAAGAAATTTTAAGAAGATCTTTAACTCATAGCCTAGATACGTTAGCTAATAGAAAAAATAATAATCTTGAAGATATGATAATAGAGGCATTAGATAAAGATATATTAAATATAAATAAATTAGCTTTCTTATTTCCTAAAGAAGATACTTTAAAGCTAACGGCTTCTGATACGTTTACTGGTGCATTAACTGACGTAGCCAATAGAATAAAAGAATATAAAAGAACCCCCATAAAGGAAGCTGACGTTGTTACAATAGACAATAATGCTAAGGATATAGAAAGCGACTAAAAACCCCCCCCTTTTTTACTGCCGACCCCTCTACCTGTATATAAATATACCCCCCTCTCAAAAAAAATTCTACATATGGTGCTGCTAAAAAAAATTTTTCTATATATTGACAAGTGCTGAGAAATCACGAACAATGCAACAATATGAAATAATTATGTTGTTAGTAATAACTATTCTCCCCCAAATACATAAATAGTTCGTAAAAAATTATTTCATTACTGAAAAGGGAGGGTACGTTTTGTTCCATTTTTCTCGTACCCTTTTTTTTAAAGAGATATAATGAGCAAAGAACAATTATCCGATATATTAGCAGAATTAGCTTTAGACCCAGTTATGTTTGTTGAAACTATGCTACAGGTAAAACCTGAGAAGTGGCAAAAAAAATTTCTACAAAATGTTATGGAAAACCCAAGATGTGCTGTTAAATCAGGACATGGAGTAGGTAAAACAGCAGTTTTATCTTGGTTGATATTGTGGTGGGTATTTACACGACACCCTTGTAAGGTTGTCTGCACAGCCAATACTGCTCATCAATTATCAGATGTTTTGTGGGCTGAGGCACAAAAATGGGCAAGACGTTTGCCTGAGAGCTTTTATTCACAAATGGACGTAAAGTCTGATAAAATAAATATCGCAGGTTCGACAGACTCGTATGCTGTGGCTCGTGTGTCTCGTAGAGAAAACCCAGAAGCATTACAAGGTTTCCATTCTGAAAACCTCTTGTTTATTATTGATGAAGCATCAGGGGTAGATGACAAGATATTTGAGGTAGGTGAAGGCTCATTATCAACACCAGATGCTAAAGTTGTTATGACTGGTAACCCTACTCGTACATCAGGTTATTTTTTTAATGCGTTTCATGCAATGCGAGATCGTTGGACAAAAATGACTGTTAGTTGTTCTGACTCATCACAGGTGTCAAAAGAATTTATTGAAGATATGAATTTAAAATATGGCACTGACTCAAACGTATATAGAGTTAGGGTACTTGGTGAGTTTCCAAAAGCAGAAGATGACACTGTTATACCGCTTTATATGGTAGAAAGTTCTATAGATAGAGATATTGGCGTTGACCCTTACGAACCTGTCGTTTGGGGCTTAGATGTTGCTAATTTTGGCTCTGACAGGACAGCATTGTGTAAAAGACGTGGTGCTGAGTTAATAGAGCCTGTACGTACATGGCAAGGTAAAGACCTAATGGAAACAGTAGGTATTGTTATGAATGAGTACGAAATATGTAATTATAAGGACAAACCAACGGATATAATGGTAGATAGTATAGGTATCGGTTCTGGAGTAGCGTCAAGGCTAACCGAGTTAGATTTACCTGCCAGACCCATACAAGTTTCTGAAAGTCCTGCTCTTAAAAACAAATATATGCGATTGCGAGATGAGTTGTGGTTTAGAGCAAGAGAGTGGTTTGAGGGGCGTGATGTACGGATTATGCAAGATGATAAATTAATAGAAGAACTTATAGCTCCTCGTTTTAAATTTACATCAAATGGTAAAATAAAAGTAGAAGCTAAAGATGAGTTTAAAAAAAGATTAGGTGGTCGTAGTTGTGACTTAGCTGATGCTTTTTGCCTTACTTTTGCACAACAAGCATTTACAGCTTCTGCTCGTGGAGGTAATAGGCATTGGAATCAACCAATAGATTATAAGGACAGTTCATGGATTATTTAGACCAATTAGAAATTATGTTTTCAGAAGAAAAGGAATATGCCGTTGAAAACCCTGTAACTCATGCTATTTTTGTAAGTATGGTTGAAAATTTACAATCTATTAATAAAGCTGGTATTGATTGGGAAACAATTTGCCATATTACATTAGCTTCTGCTGCTTATTGTTTTTTTAAAACTGGCGGCACAGCAGAAGATTTTATAAATAAACTTTCAAATGTAAATATAACACCAGACAACATAGACATAAATTAGGAGGAAAATATGGATAAAATTGAAGAAATAATTGATTATGTAAAAAATCATTCGTGGGATTACATTGATGCTGTATCAGGCGGTATTATTGCAATTCTTTTATTAATTATAATTATAGGGTAATATTATGCAAAGAAGTCAAATATTAGAAATGGAAAAAACAGCTAAGAAAACAGCTAAAAAAACACAAAAAACTACCGAAAAAAAGAAAACTACTAAAAAAGGTAAGTAATGGACGATTTACAATTTAATGCCTTATTGCGTAATGAAATAGAAAACGCATTAGGGTATTATGACTCAGAATACAGTACAGATCGTGTTACTCTCATGGATTATTACATGGGAGAAGAATATGGTAACGAGCAAGAAGGTCGCTCTCAAGTTGTTACAACAGAAGTTGCCGACACTATTGAGTTTATCATGCCTAGCCTTATGCGTATGTTTACGCAGACAGATGAATTTGTTAAGTTTATGCCACGTCAACCTGAAGATGTTGAAGGTGCTAAACAAGCAACATCATACGCAAATTACGTTCTAAACTGTCAGAATAATGGTTTTGTTGTTTTACATAACTTTTTTAAAGATGCTTTGTTACAAAAACTAGGCGTTGTAAAAGTGTATTATGACGAAACAGAAGATATGACAGAAGAAGAATATACTGGTTTATCTGATGACGAGCTAACATTATTGTTACAAGACCCTAATGTTGAGATAGTATCACAAAATACAGAAGAAAGTGGAGAAGAAGGCGTTGATGAGATGGGTATGCCTTTTTCAGACTATTCTGTTTCGCATGATGTTGTTGTAAAACGTATGTCTTATGGTGGTATGATTAAAGTTGATAACATTCCGCCAGAAGAATTTTTAGTATCAAAAAGGTCGTCATCACTTGAAGATGCTGACTTTGTTGCACATAGAACAACAATGAAAGTAAGTGACCTTATACAGATGGGTTATGATAGAGAACTTGTTGAAAAATATGCAGGATATACAGAATTAGATACAACATCTGAAGTGCAAAATCGTTTTCAAGATGTAGAAACAACTGGTGAAACAGACTCAAGTGATATGTCTATGCGAGATGTTTTAGTTGTCGAAGCCTATATAAAAGCTGACTATGATGATGATGGTATTGCTGAATTACGCAGAGTTGTTACATTAGGACAAGGTTTTGAGATTGTAGAAAACGATACATTTGACCACATACCTTTTGCTTGTTTATCACCAATACTAATGCCACATAGATTAATCGGTAGAAGTATTGCAGAGCTTATTATGGATTTACAGTTAATTAAATCTACTGTTCTGCGTCAACTACTAGATAATATATATCTAACAAATAATGCTCGTGTAGCTGCTGTAGAAGGTCAAGTAAATCTTGACGATTTATTAAACTCAAGAGCTGGTGGTATTGTTCGTATGCGTCAAGCAAATGCAGTACAAGTATTACAGCCCCCTATGGTTGGGCAAAATGCCTTTAGTTTATTACAGTATTTAGACGAAATAAAAGAACAACGCACTGGTTTATCAAAAGCCTCTATGGGTCTTGATGCAGATGCACTACAAAGTACAACAGCTACTGCGGTTGCTGCACAAATGAGTGCTGCTCAAGGTAAAGTTGAAATGATTGCAAGAGTTTTTGCTGAAACAGGCGTAAAACAACTATTTAGACTTGTGCTTACGTTATGCTTACATCATGGCAAAAAAGAACAAATGATACGTCTTAACAATAAATTTGTGCCAATAGACCCCTCTAATTGGAAACATGAGTATGATTTATCTGTTAATGTAGGGTTAGGTTCTGGTCAAACCAACGAAAAAATGGCGTTTCTTGCACAAATGGCACAAAAACAAGAACAAATATTATTGCAAACAGGTGTAGATAATCCGTTAGTAAGTTTACAACAATATAGGAACACACTTGCCGAGCTAGCAAATATGGCAGGTTTTAAAGATGCTTCAAGATTCTTTAAAAATCCAGAAGATACACCACCCCAACCACAGCAACCTCCTCCTCCTAGTGAAGCTGAAATGAAGATGCAGTTTGAACAACAAAAATTCCAAGCTGAATTAGAGTTGCAGAAAACTAAACAAGATGCAGAACTTGCGTTAAAACGTGAAGAACTGCAAATGAAAATGCAAATACGTCAAGAAGAACTACGTTATGAAGCACAATTAAGAGGATTTGAACAACAAGTTGGTGGCAAACCATCTACTAATTTACCGAGAGTTGAGTAATGTCAAATTTAGATGACCAAACATTAGAAATACTTGCTGGTTTAAATGCTGCACAACCATTAACGCAACAAGTAGATTATTCAGGGTTTATGAGTGATTTTCAACCTGTTTTAAATGATCCTAACTTATTTGTACCACAACAAGGTTTATTACAAAACACACCTGTATTAGACACATTGTCAGATTTAGATGTTATGCAACAAAGACCACAATCTTTGTTGGATATGATTGACCAATACCCAACTCTTGAAAGTGATTTTCAACGAAGTTTTGCAGTTAACCCTGATACATTTAATATGAATGTTTATCAAAGATTACCTTATGACCCTGCTTTTTGGGAGTCTTTTGTTAATCAAGGTGGTGGTACAGGTAGTGATGGCATTGATTTAACAGGTTTAGGTGCTGCTGGTTTAGTTGCTGGTGCAACAAGTTTACTTGGTGGTGATGATGTTACTACAGGTGGTACTGATACTGTTGATGGTGGAGGCTCAACTGTCGTTGATACAATTATAGGTGGTAATGGTAATGACACATTAGATGGTGGCACAGGTACTAATACAATAGAAATTACTTCAAATACAGGTGGTAGCACAACAATAGATACACTTACTGGAGGTGGAGGCAATGATATTGTTGATGATGGCACAGGCAATAATACAGTAGAAATTTCATCAACAGGAAATGATATTTTAACAAATACAATTATTGGTGGTGCTGGTAACGATACTCTTGATAGTGGTACAAGTAATGATACAATAGAAACAGGCACAAATTATATAGATAAAAATACTGCGTTAAGTATTATAGAAACATTAACTAATAATAACACTATTACATCAGACGAAGCTATTGATTTAACAAATACAATAGAAACTACAAATGCTGCTTTTGCACCTGCACTTATAAGTGGTTTAAGTCAAATATCAAGTATTGGTAATGCTGCTAATGCAAGTTCTGTAATTGAAACAGCACTATCAGGAAATGCAAATATACCCACAGGAAATACTCCCACATCATCTTTTAAACAAGTTGGAGATGCTGGAGGATTAAATCTTGATGGTTCTATTGATGCTTCAATTAATTTAGGTGACACAGGAATACCAAATTCTGCTATGGGAGTTGACCCTTTTGGTAATATAACATTTAATAATGATAAAGGAATTTTTATACAAAAAGCTGATGGTAGTTGGGCTAAACAAACTACAGATAAATTTAATAATATAACTTATGTAGATATTGATGGTGACCCAAGAGGATTATTTGATAGAATTGAAAGTGGTATTGGTAATTTATTAAGCACAGAATTACCATATAGTATAGGTTCTTTAGATACTGTTGGTGAAACAATACCTCTTGTAGGTGGTATTTTATCAGGTTTAGATGCAATAGAAGATGGCAATATTGCTAATGTTTCCTCTGCTTTAGGAGGAATTGGTGCATCAGGTATTTTAGGTGGTACAGCAACTACTTATTCAGGTGTTCCTCTTGCAGCAGGTGGTTCAGGTATTACAACAACAGCTGGTACAGGCATACAAGGTCTTGCAACTAATCCTGTGACAATAGGATTATTAACAGCATTAACTATAGCACAACAATTAGCACCTGACCCATCTAATAAAACAGGATTTGGTGGTTTTGATTTAGGAACTTCAACAAGTGAAAGTTTTGGAATGGAAGGTGATAAATTTAAACAAGGTAATGTTGATAAAGCAACAGTAATATCAGAAGGTATTGGAACTGCTATAAATACTATTGCTAGTGGTTATGGTTTAAAAACAGAAGGTGATATATTGGCACAAACAGGTAATCGTGACCCATTAAGTATTACTTTTGGTGACCAAGAAAGCGAACAAACATTTAACGATAGATTAAATTATAGCCCTGAAACAGGCGATATTATAAACAGTAATGATGATATTGCTAGATTTTATTATACAGGGCAAGTAGGTAATGATGGTTCTGCTCTTGCAGATAATATTATAAGAGGCACAAATTTTCTATCATTAAAGGCAGTAGCTAATGATGAAGATACTATTAACATGAAAGATTTTAGACTGCCTGCGTTTTCAGAAGATAAAGTAAAAAACCAATATTTAGATATGGGTCTTGATGAAACTGCTGCTAATGCTTTAACAAGTGCATCTCGTAGTGGAAGTGCTGCAACATCAGAGTTGTTAGGTGGTTTATTAATTGCAAATACAACAAATGAAAATTTATTCCTAACAGACGCAGAAAAAACATCATTGCTAGAAAAAGGTTACACAGAAGAACAACTTGATGAAATACTGTATGGATAATTAAAAAGGAGAAAAAATGGAAAACGAAGGTAAATTAAGACAAAATTTAGATAGAGGTGAAAAAGCACAAGCTCTATTACGAAACGAAATTTTTATCGAAACTTTTGATTTTCTTGAGAAACAATACCATGACGCATGGGCAAATTCTTCTGTAGATCAAAACGAAGCTCGAGAAAAAATTTTTATGATGTTGCAAAACTTACAAACTGTTAAGCAACACATAGAAAGTGTGGTCATTACTGGCAAGTTAGCCAATGACCAATTAACCAAATAAGACCAAGCGTAAGCAGTCAAACAGGAGAAAAACATGACAGACGACAACCCTACAGGGAACGAACCTATCAACATGGCGGAAGCCACAAGCCTACTTCTTGACAGGCAGGAATCAGAAGATAATCCACAACCGAATCAAGAGGCACAACCAGAGTCAGAGGTTGAAGAAACCCCTGATGTTACAGATACAGAAGAACCAATAAGTGAAGAACCTGATGAGGCACTTGAAGCTGTTGAGGAAGATGTATCGGAAGAATTAGATGAAGAAGAAGTATCTGAAGAAGAAGCTGAGGAATACGAGGAACAAGAATACTTTACTGTAAAAATTAATGGTGAAGAAAAAGATGTTACCCTTGATGAACTAGCTGCAGGATATTCAAGACAATCTGATTATACAAAAAAGACAACTGAGGTAGCTAATCAAAGAAAAGAAGTTGAACAGTTACAAGCAGAACTTTTAAAGGAGCGTCAAGCTCTGCAACAAGGATTACAACAGTTAAATCAACAGTTGACATCACAAACATCAAACGAGCCTACAAAAGAATATTGGGATCAGCTTTATCAAGATGACCCATTAGAATATGTAAAGCAACGTGATGATTTTCGTGACAAAAAAGAACAATTAGCACAAGTTAATGCTGCACAGCAGCAATTAGCTCAGCAACAAGCTCAAGAACAACAAGTACAGTTTCAAAAACACTTGGCTCAAGAGCAAGAAAAGTTAATAAAAGCAATTCCTGAATGGAAAGATGCAAAAAAAGCTGAAGCTGAAAAGGCTAATATGGTAACATGGGCAAAAAGAGCAGGATTTACTGACCAAGAGTTAAATCAGGCTTCAGACCATAGAGCTATTGTTACAATGCGAAAAGCGTACTTATTTGACCAACTTCAAAACGAGAAACCTCTTGTTAAGAAAAAAGTTAAAAAAGCACCAAAGATGACAAAATCTGGTAAAAAACTTGTTAGTAAAAACTCCTTGAACAAAAGTAAGGTTGATAAAGCCTTTAAAAAACTAAAATCAACAGGTAGCATGGATTCGGCTGTTGATTATCTTTTACAAAAATCCACATAGCCTAAAAGGAGTTAATTATGGCAGTATATAAAACCGCAAACGCTATTGGTGAAAGAGAAGATTTGTCAGATGTAATTACTCGTATCGACCCAGCAGAAACACCTATATTTTCTAATGGTAAAAAAGTAACTACATCAGGCGTATTTCACGAATGGCAAGTTCAAGAACTTACAGCAGCAGCTGATGATAATTATGTTGCAGAAGGAGCAGACTATTCTTATGTCAATCCAACTGTAACCACCAGACTTGGCAATTATCATCAAATCTCAGTACAAGCAGCATCAGTATCTGGTACACTAGATGTAGTAGATAAAGCTGGTAGAGATAAAGAAACAGCTTATGTTAAGGTTCTAAAAGGACTAGAACAACGTAGAGACATTGAAAAAGCATTATGTAAAAATGAGGCTCGTTCAGCATCAGACCCTAGAAAAGCAGGTAAAATTAGTTCTTATATAACTAATGTAAACCTTGTATCACCATCTACAACACCAACAGGTGATGGTAGTGATGTTTCTGACAAAGCTGGTACTAACGCTGCACTTACTTTAGCTAAAATAGATGCTGCAATGAAACTTGCGTATGATGATGGTGGACAACCTGATATGTTAGTTGTTTCACCTGCTAATAAAGTTGCGTTTAGTGACTTATCAAGTGGTTCAGTTGCAACTGCACAATTACAATATACAGCACCAAGAGATATTGCTATTATTGGAAGTGTGTCAATGTATCTAACTGACTTCGGTGAGTTAAATGTTACTATAGATAGGCAAATGCTCAATGATACAATATTCTTATTAGATAGTGACCATTATTCAGTTGGTTCACTACCAAATAGACTATTTTCTGTATCAGATGTAGCACCTACAGGTGACGCAACTAAGTTTGCAATAGTTTCTGAATGGACATTTGTTCCAACAGCACCTAAAGCACACGCTATGGTCACAGACCTAAGCACATCTTAGTCTAACTAAAGAGGGCTGTCTTTAAGGGCAGCCCTCAAAAACAAGAGTAGATAATGACAAAAAAAATTATTGGATATGACCCATACCAAAAGAAAACAACATATTTTCATGGTGGCAATAATGGTCAACATCATGTTTCAGTAGAACAAGAAACAAAACATATTATACAAAAAGCAAAAAATTTAGATATTGATTACAAGCCATACGATTTAGTAGGCACACAAAAACACATGAGGCAAATTGCAGAAATACCTGCAAACTTATATTTTGAATTAAAACAAAAACTTGGAGAACCAAAACATAACAAAAAGGCATGGGCTAGATGGCTTAATGACCCTGATAATAAATATTTTAGAACAGGTGGTGGTAACGTATAATGGCAATTACAAATTATTCAGAACTTAAAACAGCTATTGCTGATTTTTTAGCAAGAGATGATTTAACAAATGAAATAGATACTTTTATTGATTTAGCTGAAAGCCGTATATCTCGTGAATTAGAAACAAGATCGCAAGATACACGAACAACACTAACAACTACAGCAGACAATGCCTATGTATCTTTGCCAAGCGATATGCGTACTATTCGTAATGTAAAAATTATGAATAATCCAAGAGTTACATTAAGGTTTTTATCACCCTTACAAGTAAAAAAAGAATATGCAACTGCAGCTACTGGTTGTCCTAAAGTTTATAGTGTTATTGGTGAAAATTTATTCTTAGCACCAATACCTGACTCTACATACAATATAGAACTAACCTATAAAGGCTCTGTAAGCTCTCTAAGCGACAGTAACACTTCTAATACTATATTGACACGCTATCCTGATTTATACCTCTATACGAGCTTATTTCACGCTTACACGTTTTTGTTAGATGAACAAAGAGCAACACAGTACGAAGCATTAATACAAACAATGTTACAACAAATTAAAGTAGATGATGAAAAAGGTAGTTATGGTGTTGGTTTAGAAATGCGAAGCGTATATGGAGAATAAATAATGGCAATGAATACACCTTTTGGCGAATGGTTGCCTGACCAGCCTGATAACACGAGCGGAGTAACAACTGCAAAAAATGTTATTCCTGCTGCACGAGGTTATCGTGGTTTACAAGATTTATCACAATATAGTAATGCTGCCGACAATAGATTAAGAGGTATTTTTGCTGCTAAAGACGATAGTGGTGATCCTAAAATATTTGCAGGTGATGTTACAAAACTTTATGAGTTTACTAAATCAAACTCTAATTTAACAAATATATCAAAAGCAGGTAATTACACATCATTAGGTAATGAAGATATATGGAAGTTTATAGACTTTAGTGGTTTTGTTATAGGTGCATCAGGACATAACAATATATTGCAAGTATATGACAATGGTACAAGTTCTGCTTTTGCTGACATATCTGGTAGCCCTGCTGCTAAACATATAGCAGTTGTTGGTGATTTTGTATTTACTGGCAATGTTAAATATGGCGGTACAGCATATCCTAATCGTGTTTATTTTTCTGCTTTAGCGTCACATACTGGTTGGACAATAGGTACAGATCAATCTGATATACAAGATATATTTGATATGGGTGATATAACAGGTATTGTTGGTGGTGAATCGGCAACAATACTATGTGAAAAAGGTATTGTGCGTGGTTCGTATGTTGGTACACCTCTTATATTTCAGTTTGATAAAGTGCAAACAGGGTTTGGTTGTAACTATCCTAACTCAGTAGCAAATGTTGGCGAAACAGTATTTTATTTATCAGATGATGGTTTTTATCAGTTTGACGGACAAAGAAGTACACCTATAGGTGCAGAAAAAGTAAATCGTTTTTTCTTTGATGATTTTACCATAAGAAACAAGGGCAGAATATCTACTGCTGTTGACCCTACAGAACAAATAGTTGTGTGGTCATATACATCAGGTAGTTCTAATGATGATAACCCTGACAGATTATTAATATATAATTATGCGTTACAAAGATGGTCGTATGCAGAGTTAGATTGTGAGCTTATATCACCATTTATGACTATTAATTATACACTAGAAGAATTAGACGCTATTAGCACATCACTTGATGGTTTACCTGCATCACTTGACTCATCAATATATATAGGCGGTCAATTTATATTTGGTGGTGCTAAAGATAAAAAGTTACACACTTTTAGTGGTATAAATAAACAAGCACTAATAGAAACTGCTGATTTAGATACATCTAATGGTCGAGCAAGTGTAATAACAAATGTTATACCTTACGTAGAAATAGTAGGTGGAACAACACCTAGCATTACTGCACAAGTATCATCACGATTTAGACAGGTTGATGAAGATAGTTTTGGTACAGCAAGTTCATTAAATTCTGATGGATATTGCAATGTTAGATCAAAACAAGGTAGGTATCATAAAATAAGATTGAATGTATCAGGCACTTGGAAGTATATACAAGGTGTTGAAATAGAGGCAAAAACAACAGGTAAAAGATAATGGCTGACAACCAGTATAAACGATTAGCTCATCAAGGTGGCAACCCTAGACAAGTTGCTGAAGTTGTTAATCGTATATTAGACGGAGGAATAAACTCTACTGGTAGTGTTACACTGCAAACCTCATCTACTACAACAACAGTAAATGATGTTCGTGCAGGAGAAAATAGCGTTATAACTTTTATGCCTAAGTCTGCAAATGCAGCCGCAGAACTTACAGCATTATTTATATCAGCCAGAACAAACGGCTCTTTTACGATTACGCATAATAGTAGTGGAACATCAAGACAATATGAATACATTATCATTGGATAAAAAATCGTGGCTAAAGTCACGCAAGTATATTTTAGAAGCGTTAAAAAGAGGTATTGATTCTCATAGTGAAAAAGATGTATTCTATGCAATAGCACGAGGAGATGCTCAATTATGGACAGGTCAAAAAAGTGCTTGTGTTACGGAGATAGTAACATACCCTAACTTTAAATCTATACGATTTTGGTTAGCAGGTGGGGATTTAGAAGAATTAAAAGAAATGGAACAACCTATTTGTGAATGGGCTAAGTCTATTGGTTGTAAAAATGCACAAATAATTGGTCGCAAAGGGTGGTCAAGAATAAAAGATAAAGACAGAGCTTATGAAGAAGTAGGCACAATATCAATGAGGAGTATATAATGAGTATAGGACAGGACGAAGTAGTACCACAAACTACAACTGTAAATCCCCCTGCTTATGCAGCACCATTTTTAGCATATGGTGCGAATGAAGCACAGAGATTATACAATACTGGTGGTGGTTTTAATTATTTTCCAGACAATACATTAGCAGGTTTTAGTCCAGAACAACAAATGGCTATGACATTGCAAACAAATAGAGCATTATCTGGTAGTCCGTTAACAAGAGAGGCACAAGACCTTTCATTAAATACATTGCGTGGTGATTTTTTATCAGGCAATAATCCTTTTTTTCAACAAGCTGTAATTGACCCTATTACACAAGACGTACAAAGTTATTTTAGTCGTGCTGGTCGTCTAGGCTCTGGTGCTAATCAAGATGTATTAACTCGTTCACTTGCAACACCACTTATGCAAAATTTTGAAAATGAAAGACGAAGGCAAAACGCTATGATTGGTACAGCTCCATCATTAGCAAGAGCTGATTTACAAGATTATGCAGATTTAGCTAGAGTAGGTGCAATGCGTCAAGATCAAGCACAAAGACAAATTGCAGCAAACATGGACAGATTTAACTTCTTACAATCTGCACCAGCAAGAAACCTAAATCAATTCTTAGGTCAAGTTGGAACAGCAGCAGGTGGTTATAAATCACAAACTTCTCCGTATGTTACTAATCCATTAAATCAAACTTTAAGTACTATTGGTAATGTAATTGGTGGTATAGACTTAGTAAGGGGATTATTTTAATGGCTAGAGTAAGATTAACACCTGAAGAACAGCAAAAACTTATAGAAGAACAAAAACTTAGAAATCTTAAAAAATTGCAATTAAGAAATCAAGCAGGTCTTTTAAATCCACGACAAAAAAGAGCTAATCCTGAAGTAACTGGCAATAGTTTACTTACAGCTGGTAACAATAACAACATGACTCCTATTCCTGATGGTGGTTTTGAAAATATGTTACTACCTGTAAAAGATACCTTACCTGATGCTAATAAAACTTATGATGCAATGATAAATGACCCAAATTTAAATAAAGCATTAAAAAAAGTTTATAGCCCTACATTAGGTCAACGAGCAGGTGGTTTACTAGATAGGGTTTCTGATGCTTACATGGGTGCAGCACCTATATTTGCAGTAGCACAAGAGTTTCAAAAAGCTGGTGCATTAAGACCTGTAGGTGCAGCAATGCAAGGCGACCCTTATGGTAAAATGATGCAGATACAGCAAGGCAGAAAAGAAGCAGAAACTTTAGCTAATCTTAAACAAGATGAAAGATATAAAAAGTTTGCAAATTTACCTGACAAACAATTTTTAGAAGCTGTAAATGAACAAATTAAATTTGATATAGAAAATAAATTAAATGTAACACCTGAACAAACTATACAAACATCAAGAGAAAATGCTGTTGTAAGTACAGAAACAGAAGAAGCACTAGGTCGTGCAAAATCAGCTTTTGGTATAACAGATACTTTTAGAGAAAAACTTGGTGCTGTTGGTGAGTATTTACCATTTAGAGAAAGAACTTTTGCACCAAAAACACAAGCTGCAAGACAAGCTATTAAAATGAATGTTACAAAATCAAAACAATTTTTCTTAACAGATTTTGCAGGTAGAGTAGCAAAATATACAGCAGAAACTATTAATAATATATTGCCTTTGCGTTTTGATGCAGGTTCTAGTCAAATTACTGGTTTTAAAAGTGAAAGTTTTGCAAAAAATTCATACGAAAATTTAAAAAGTGAAGTTGAAAGAATAGTATCTGTAGCAGAGTCAACTTTGCAAAACCCAAACACTACAAATAAAGAAAAATCAGATGCTCGTTCTGCTTTAAATACAGGTAATCAATTAATAAAAGAATATGATATAATTTTAGAATCTTTGTCTGGTGAAAGAGAAGGCACTAATGAAAACGCAGGAACTGAAAAAAGACTTTATAATGTAACACAATTTGATAATCAAGAACCAATAGAAAATGTAAGAGAAAGATTTTATACTGGTGGTGGTTTACAAATAGTTGCTGAATCAAGAGGTCTTAAGTAATGAGTGTAAGAGAGGAGATTGAACAATATAAACGAGATGGTGATAGATTAGTAGCTGAAAAAGAAATAACCATGAAAGAAAGAAATGATATGGTTCGTCAAAAAGCTATTCAATTAGGCATTATTGACAAAAATCAATTTCCTACAAAAATATCACCTTTCTTTGAAGTTCCAGCAGAGGTAATTGCTGGCGTTGGTTCTTTTTTACTAGGTACTGCTTTAACAAGAAATCCTTATGCTGGTCAAACAATAGCAGGTGCAGCAACAGGTGCAACATCAAGAGCAATAGATGAACTAGGGGATATAATATATCCTGATATACCATCACCAACAAATAGACAACAAACAAAAGATGCTGTTTTTGAAGGTGCTTTAGTTTCTGCTTTTGGAGTAACCTTGCAAGGTGCATCTCCTTTAATTGGTAAAGCTGTAAAACCTGTTAAAGATAAAATTGGTAGAGGTTTAACAAAAGGTAAAGATAAAATAAAACAAACAATACAAAAAACTGCTGATGATTTAGAAGAACCAGTGAAAACTTTAGGCGGTAAAATTGTGGGTTTAAGTCCAGAAGCCTCTTCTGCTGGAAAAACATATCAAGGTTTTGTATCAAAAAAATTAAGAGAAATGGGAAAAGAACCTAAAGGTATTCCAATGGGAATGGCAGCTAAAAGCGGTGTTGCACAAGCATTAACACAAACATTTGGACGTGTTCCATTAGCAGGAAGACCACTACAAGTAGCTGCAGCAGATTTAAGAGATGAAGTTGCAGATGTAGCACGATACACTTTTTCACCAAAAGAAGAATTAAGCGAATTAGAAGCAAGTCAACAAATTGCTTTATATGGTAAAGAATTTTTTGAAAATGAAGATATAAGAATAAATGCTCTTTACAAGTCTGCTGATAAAATTATGGCAGACACTAAATACAAATATGATGCAAATATTTTAAAAGAAGCGATAGAAAAAGAACTACCAGCAGTGTATGAGTCTGGTAAAAAAACATTTAGAGGTTTACCGCCACAAAAAGAATTAAATGATAAATTTGGAAAATATTTAAACAGACAATTAGATGATATTAATAAATCTCCAAACAAAAATTACACATTTCAAGAAGTCGAAGATATTATGTTTCAATTAAAACAATTTTCAAAAACTTTAAATCCATATAATGCAAATGCTGTTGCTGATGCTAGTTTAGTTGATAGTTATGGTATTTCAAGAAATATACAAAATTTAATTGAAAAATCATATTTTGGTAAAAACTCAAAATATGCTGCTGATATAGATTTTAAAAAAGCAATAGATTTAAGAGAAAAAGCAAATGACGAATTTGCAACATTTATGCAAACTCTTACAGGTTATGAGTCTGGTTTAATAAGCCAAGCAATAGGTAAAGGTTTAAGGTCAACAGTTGGTAAAGAAAATGTTTTTGCAAAAAATTCTAAATTAAGTAATTTATATAATCAAGCATTTGGTAAACAAAATGATATTGATGCTTTAGACGATTTGCGTACAATTATAGGAGATGAAAGATTTAAAGCATTAGGAGATATGTATATTGATCAAATTTTTCATAAACATCTTTATGAAAATGTAGGCGGTAAAACAGTTTTAAAAGTTGGTTTTGATGCAAAAAATGTATTAGGTGAATTAGGTTTTTTAGATTCAAATAAATCAAAAAGTTTAAAATATTTAAAAACAAAAAAAATATTAGAATTAACTGATGATGTTACACCAGATGATTTAGAAGGTTTTATAAATCTTTTAGCTATTACTCCTGACCTATCAGCTATGAATACTTTTGTAACAAGAAGTTTGTTTTTACGATTTGCAAGTGGTGTAAATCCAATGGCTGTTGTAGGAGCATTGGGTGTGGCTGGAGCTGCTGGTGGATTAACTGCTGCTGCAGGGGGTGTAGGTGTACTTTATGGTCTATCTTATATACTTGCTCAACCATCAATAAAACCACTATTAGCACAAGCTGCAAAAAAAACAAAAAAAGGCGAACAATATAAAAACATTTTAACAACACGAATTAATCAAATTTTAGAAAGATTAAATAAAAGATTTGAAACGCAAATACCACCATCAGCTTTAACGCCTGTTGTAACAGTACCAACAGCACAAGCAATAACGGATAATCAGGAGTAAAACATGGCAAAAACGAAAATATCACAGTTTGATGCAAACGCAGCAAATAATACTGACCTAAATAGTATTAGTATTGCTGAAGGAACAGCACCATCTAATATTAATAATGCTATTCGTGAACTTATGTCACAACTTGCTGACCTTAATTTAGGTAATGAAGTATTATCTACTCTTAAAATAGACAATTTACACCTAGATGGTAACACTATTATTACTTTAGATACTAATGGTGATCTAAACCTTACTCCTAACGGCACAGGATCAGTTGTAGTAGCTAAAGTTGACATTAATGGTGGTGCAATAGACGGAACATCTATTGGTGGCTCTAGTGCGAGTACAGGAGCTTTTACAACCCTATCAGCTTCTAGCACTGCTAACTTAGGTTCTACTGTAACAATATCAGGTGGTAATATAGATGGCGTTATAGGTGCAAATACTCCTGCAGCTATTACAGGTACAGTTATTACTGCCAATACAAATTTTGCTGGAGATATTACAGGTAATGTCACTGGAAACGTCACAGGCAACCTAACAGGTAATGTAACAGGAAATGTAACAGGTAATCTTACAGGTGATGTTACTGGAAATATTACAGCGTCAAGTGGTTCATCAACATTTAACAATGTGACAATAAATGGCACACTTGATATGGATAGTACAACCTCACAAACAATTACAGGACTTGCCACGCCTTCTAATTCTACAGATGCAGCTACAAAAGGCTATGTTGACACCGAAGTATCGTCATTAGTTGACTCTGCTCCATCAACACTAAATACATTAAATGAATTAGCTGCAGCATTAGGTGATGACGCTAGTTTCTCAACAACTGTAACAAATTCAATAGCTGCTAAATTACCACTTGCAGGTGGTACTATGACAGGTGATATAAACCTTGACTCAAATAGTTTAACAAACTTAGCTGCACCATCTAACAATAATGACGCTGCAAGAAAAGCCTATGTAGATACTGCTGACGCACTAAAACTTAATTTAAGTGGTGGTACATTGTCAGGTAACATTGCTATGGGTGATAACAAGATTACAGGTCTTGCCGCACCTACAGCAGATGGTGACGCTGCTAGAAAAAAATATGTAGATGACATAGCTGGTTCAGGTACAGCTGCCGCAACTTCAGCTTCACAAGCTGCTACATCAGCTACAAACGCTGCAAATTCTGCTACAGCTAGTGCAAATTCAGCAACAGCAGCGGCTTCAAGTGCAACTTCTGCTGCTGCATCATTAGATAGTTTTGATGATAGATATTTAGGTGCAAAGTCATCTGCTCCATCTACAGACAATGATGGTGACGCCTTAGTAACAGGTGCATTATATTGGAATACATCAAGCAATGATTTATATGTATGGAATGGCTCTGCATGGGAGCAAGGTGCATTTAGTACAGGTGGTGTACTATCAAATGTTGTAGAAGATACAACCCCACAATTAGGTGGTGATTTAGACGCACAAGGAAAAGATATTGAAGATGTTGGTATTGTATCAGCAGATGGTATTGCAGGTATTTATGGTTCAACAAGTTCACCTGTAACATATACTGTAACAGTAGCTTCTAAAACTGCAGCACACCCTTATAATGGTGATGGTAGTTCTAGTGCATATTTCTTAAATGGTATTGAAAGCCCTGCATTACAATTACAAGGTGTTGATGGTACAACTGCAAACACAGAATATTTTTACAAATTTGACCAAAGCCACAGTTCCAATAGTGGACACCCATTAAGGTTTTATAAAGACGCTGCAAAAGCTGAGGCTTATACAACAGGTGTAACAACAAATGGTACTGCAGGTAGTTCAGGTGCATATACAACTATTGCAGTTGATGATGCTACACCAAATGTATTGTATTATGAGTGTTCTAACCATGCTTATATGGGTAATTATGTAACTACACCTGCAACAAGTGTGCAAGGTTTAGATGCAGAATTAACTGCTATTGCAGGACTTACATCTGCTGCTGATAAAGGCATACAATTTACAGGTAGTGGTACTGCTGCAACTTATGATTTAACCGCAGCAGGTAAAGCCCTACTAGATGACGCAGATGCTGCAGCCCAAAGAACAACACTTGGATTAGGAACTGCTGCAACAACAGCCTCTACTGATTATGCTACTGCAGCACAAGGAACAAAAGCTGATAATGCAGCTGCAAAAGCATCAAACTTGTCAGATTTAGCAAGTGCAAGTACAGCAAGAACTAATTTAGGATTAGGAACTGCTGCAACATTGACTGCAGGTACATCAGCAAACAATGCTGTTCAATTAGATAGTAATGCTAAGCTACCAGCAGTAGATGGTTCACAATTAACAGGTATATCAGGTGGAACTGACCAAATTGATATGGTTGTTGGTTCAGGTTCAGATGCCATATCTATTGGTAATGTTGTAACAAGAGAAAGTAATGGTGAAACTAAAAAAGTAAAGAAAGAAGCAACAACAACAAACTATAGTGTAAGTGCAGCAGATTATGTATCATCTACTATTAGTGGTACTTTAGCAGGTAGTCCTTCACCTCATACTTATGGCACACAATCAGCAATGTGCGGTAGCGATGATGGTAGATTTGTTTTTGTATGGGCTAGAGGTTGGTCAACTTATGATTTAAGAATTAAAACATTTATTCATACAGGAAGTGGTAATTGGACAATAGGGGCAGACTTTAACCCATCAATAGGTCAAGCAGGTTCTTCTAAACCGACATTAAGATGTAGATTTGTTAAAAATTGTAATGCTTCTGCAGGTGGAACATTCTTTGTATTTTTCCATTCAACAGAAACTAATGGTTATAATCAACCTTGGAAATATTTTATGCTTACTGTGGATAGTTCAGGTGGTTGCACAAAATATACAACCGCAGGTGGTACTTATAGTGGTATGTATGATGTTGCTAGAATTGCTGCAGGTACAAGCACAGGTGGTAGCTCAATATATGATGGTGACACTACAATTATTGATACTAGCACTGATGATACTGTAAAACTTTTAAGTGCATTGCAATTAACAAATCAATTTGTTATTGGTGAATGGTCTGTTACTTGGACAGGTAGTCAATATAATGGTGAATATATTGGTGGTGCATTAACTGCAAATCAAGATTATAGAGCAAATGCAACAAGTGGACAAAGTAGATTTACAAGAATTGCTTATGACCATACTAATGATTTAGCTCTTATTATGAAAGTAAATTATTATAGAAAATTTACTTTAATAAAGGCTTCACCTAATAGTGGTAATGCTAATTGGACATTTAATTACGCTTCAGATGGTTATGGAAGTGAATTAACTAACAGTGGAACTGTTGATCAAGGCTACGAATATAGACAATACATAACCGCAGATGGTCATGGACAAGTATTCTTTTCTATTGCAAATTATACTGCAGGTCAAAATACAAGGTTTCAAGTTGTTGCCTATGATTTAACAGAAAGTAGTTATAGTACAAGTGCATGGGATAGATTTATTTATACAACCAGTAGTTCAGGAAATTTACAGGGTGCTATACCTATTCATTATGACCATTTAAATCAAAAGTTATTTGTTATAGGTTTTGATGGAAGTGGTAACCCTCATGACAATCCAAATAATAATTTAAGAGTTTATACTTTTTCAGGAATAACAGATACTTTAGAAAGTAATCTTACACAAAGTAGTTATGATGGTAATAGTGGTTCAAGATATTCAAGATATGGTTTTTGGGGAATGGTTGATACTGTTAGTTTATCTGCTATTACAGATACTAAAGCAGGAAGATGGGTACAAATAGCACAAAGCAGTGCTACTGGTTGGACAGGTAGTAGTGTAAAAATTAAATCAGGAACTTTACCACATTCAGTTACTACAAACACTACAAATAAAGCATTAGCGTTTGGTTTTGCACAAAAAGCTGGTAGTGCAGGAGATACAATATCTGTCTTACCATTTGATAGTGAAAGTATAGAACAAAATCAATCATCTTTAACGCATGGCACAAAATATTATGTAACTTCTACAGGAGCATTATCAACAGCTACAACACCTGATAGCAGTATTGCAAATGACCCTGATAACCCTCTTGTTGGTGAAGCAATTAATACAACTAATCTAAGATTGCCAACAAAATCTATTACTGGTGGTGGTGGAGGTGGTGACCCCAAAGTATTCTGTGGTGCTGTAGATTTTAGAAGAGATAGTGGTGTTGGCACAAGTGTAATTCTTTCAAAACCTGATAGCTTAACCGCAAGTGAAATTAGAGCCTATGAAATACATTTTTATGGTGTGGGTGTAAGTAATGATACATCTTATAATATAAGATTTAAACCTTATAAAAATGGTTCAAGTGTAATGTCAGGTAATTTTAAAGGTGTTGCTACAGGTAATTACAATGGTAGTAGTTATACTTCAGCTAACCACTCTTGGAGTTCTTATTTATCTTTTAGAATGTATGGTGCAAATTATCCTTATAGAGCAAATAGTGCAAGTATTCAAAATTATTCTGCAGGAGGTTCTCATAGTGGTAAACTTACTGGAAAAGTTGTTTATGAAAATAATATTAAAAACGGAGCTTTTAGTTATGTAGCAAATGTAAGAACAGGGGGAAGTGATTATTATATGAATAATGAAATGGGTTCTTTTGGTTCAACTGATAATGCAAACACAACTGATTACGCAGAACAATTTTATTTTTATACTGGTACTGGAAGTTTTGAAGAAGGCGTAATAGTTTTATACGCAATTAAGAAATAAGGAGAAAACATGGCAAAAGAAAATGTATATGATGCAAGTCTTGGAAAAGTTGTTGAAATTGAAGTAGATAATAGAGAAGACCCAAATGCAGAAGAAAATTTATTGCAATCTAAAAAACAAGAAAGAACTGCACTTTTGCAAGAAAGTGATTGGACAACATCTACAGACAGCCCTTTAACTGATGAACAAAAAGCTAAAGCAGTTACATATAGACAAGCATTAAGGGATTTACCTGCACAAAATGGTTTTCCAAATATTGCTTTTCCAACTAAACCAGATTTTTTATAGGAGATAATTATGCCAATGGATTTATTAAAAAGAACCGATAATTATTATGGTGGTTCTGAAAATGTTGTAGTTACATTAGTTGATACATCATTAAGTTTAACTTATGAAACTTTAGATGGTAATGATAAAGAAGGTACATCAGTAAAAGTAACAGAACTTAATGAAAACCTACATCATTACACAGATGAAGATAGCACAAATTCTAGTGTAGAAACTGTTACAATTCCTATTGTTGGTAAAAGTTTAGAAACTATTTATACTGCTGAAGATGGTTTTCAAGAACACCCTAATCTTCAAAGTTCAACAACAAACGAAGAAACAGAGCTTAGAACTGTAACTTATACCAATGGTGATAGTTTTAGTATTGCTATAACAGGTCAAATAACAAAATTGTAGTAAGGAGTAATCATGCCTATTAAACCAACAACCGCAACTGTAAACCAAAAAATTGATGACCATGTTGACGCTTGTTCTGATAGGTATGAGGCAATAGATAGACGATTATAT